AAGGCTGCTCGTACTGGTACTACTATTCTTTTTAGTAACCATACTTATGATGACCCTGCTGCCTTGTATCCTACATTGGTCAAGAAGCAGTCTGGTGGATCTGGTCCGATTTATATGGCGAGCTTGCTTGTTCAGTTGGCTAGTAAGACTGAAAAGCAAGATGACAAGAATGCTAATGATAAGATGTTGCCAGAGGCTAAGAACTTTAGCGGTGTGACTCTAAGAGCTCTCACTGTAAAGAATAGATTTGTGCCTCCTTATCTTGAAGCAGAAATGTATCTTAACTTTTTGACTGGTCTTGATAAGTATGCTGGTATACTTGGATTGGCTGTCAATCACGGTATAATTATTCAAACTGGTAGTACCTATACTATGCCTGATGGCACTAAGTTGGGTTATTACAGCAAGTTTAAAGATGATAAAGAATTTTGGGATAACAAAATTATTCCAGAGATAGAAAAAATAATCAAAGAGAAATACAAGTATGGTAACACACTGTTTACAAACGATGTACCAACTGACTCAGAAGATGAGGAAGGAGGTGTAGACGATGGCCAAGGATAACAAGGACAAGGGCGGTAAGGATAAGGGTGGCAAGGACAAGGAAAAGGGCGGTAAGAAGGGAGCCACGGCTTAATTTGCAAGGGCAACAAAGAAACTTGTTGCCCTCTTTTTTGTTTTCATATATACTATCGTCATGATGAAGTGTGTGATTCCTTTGAGTGGTGGCATTGACTCTACTGTCATGCTTTTTGAGGCAGCTTTCAACAAACAATATACAGATATCTTTGCTATTAGTTTTTCTTACGGTCAAAGACACAAGACTAAAGAACTTACTTGTGCTGCTAATTCAATTGTTGCTCTTAAAAATAAATATTCAAACATTAACTTCTCTCATAAAGTTTTTGATTTGAGCTTCTTTAAAGATATTGCTGTTAGTTCTTCTATTACAAATCATAACATTCCTGTTGCTCAGACCAAAGATGTACTTGGTGATCCGCAGCCGGTTAATTACGTTCCGTTTCGTAACTTAATGATGTTATCTATTTTGTGTTCTTTTGCTGAGGCTCATGAGGCTACTGATGTTTATTATGGTAGCGCCTTGGTTGACTCTCAGGCAGGTTACTGGGACTCTAGTAAAGAGTTTTATCAGAACCTTGACAAGGTAGTTGGTCTCAATAGAAAGAATAAGATCAATATTAAAACACCGTTGATTACTCTTGATAAGAAAGATATTATCTCTCTTGGTAATAAGGTTGGTGTTGACTTTGCTAATACTTGGACTTGTTATGAAGGCTTAGATAAGGCTTGTGGTTATTGTCCTGCTTGTTCTAGTCGTATCAAAGGCTTTATTGATGTTGGTATTGCTGATCCTATTCCTTATAGCCGAGAAATTAACTTTATCAATTATTAATATGTGTGCAATTTTTGGTTCTTCTAATTTTGAAACCTTTTGTAAGCTATACGAGCTAAATAAACCTAGAGGTATTTCAGCTTCTAGCGCATTAGTTATTACCAACGATGGTTGGATTCAGTGTGTTAAGTCTGAAGGTTGCTTTGATGTAAATGAACTTAAACCAGGTAAAATTTACCTTGGCCATTGTCAGGCTCCTACAACTCAACAGCAAACGTTTAACATAGATACCGCTCATCCTTTTAACTGGAATAGATTTTATGTTGCTCATAACGGTATTATCACTAACGTTGATCAGCTAGTTAATGATTATAGCATTGAAAGCTTTGCAAAGACTGGTGTTGATTCAAGTGTTATACCTGAATTGATAGCTAGAATTTATCACGGTAGACAGCCATTGCAGTTACCTGAAGTGCTTAAAACTGCTTGTACTAAGCTTAAAGGTACATTTGCTTGTTATATTCTCAGTGAGAGAGACAATAGAGTTTTCTTAGCTCGCTGTGGATCTACTTTGTTTTACGATCAAAAAGGTAACTTCTCTTCTGTTAAGTTTGAAGATAGTGTACCATTTGAAGAAGGTCGCATAGGTGAAATTCAGGGCAGTGGTATTAACTATATTGAATATTTTACCTGTAACTCTCCATTTTTTATATGAAAATTTTATTTTATACCTGCACAAAACAGAACGTTGACGCTTTTCTTAAATTCTCTCCATTGATTAAATGTCTTGGACTGGGAAATGAATTAACCTATAAACCCAAAAAGGTTACACTTGACGAGCCAGTTGAACTTAATTACAAGTTTAAGAACCTTCGTTATGGAGCTGACTTAATTGTTTGGACTGAGAATACAGATGGTCTAGGCATTCAATACAACAAGGCTAAAAAGTATTACGATCAATACGATTGTGTCATCTTTTGTCACGATGATATTTTTATTACTGATGCCTTCTTAATTGAAAAGCTTCAAACAGGTTTTGCTCAATTTGATATTGTTGGTCTTGCTGGTGGGGCTGATATTACTTTGCCTAATTATGCCTTGTGGCATTTGATGTGTGCTCCTAAGACATTTAGCGGGGCTGTATCTCACTTCGATAAAGAAGGTAGAGAGTTTGTGACCTCATTTGGTCCTTTTGGTAGACGTTGTTTGCTTATGGATGGTTTATTCTTAGCAGTTAACACCAAGACTACAAACAAACTAAATTGGGATGAAAATGTAAAATTTCATCATTATGATCTGATCTTTTGCCTTGAAGCTCATAAACAAAAGCTTAAAATGGGTACAGCTGCTATCTATGTCACTCACGAATCTCCTGGGTTGCAAAGCTTCTCAGAAGAGTTTAAAAAGAGTGACAATTACTTTAAAGAATACTATAAAAATTACTAATGGAAAAGAAACAAAAAACGAGCAAAATTGATAACGACTTCTTTGAGTATGTTATCTTATTCAACTGTCTTACTGATGAGACTTATATGGGTACTGTTGTTGAGTACCTTAAACCAGATCTCTTTAATAGTAAAGACATACAAAATGTTGTTGGTATCATCAAGGAGTTCTTTAACAAGAGATCTTCTGTACCAACTCTAACTGAGATTAAGTCTTATCTTACTACAGATGAGCTTAAAAACTCTTTTAAGAGACTTGTAGAGCAATTTAAAAATATTGATAAAAATGCTAACAAAGCAGAACTTCTCGAAAATACTGAGCGCTTTGTCAAAGAAAAGACAGTCTTTAACACGATGCTTGAAGTCACAGATATGTGCACTAAGGCAGATGTTATCGACACTAATCTTGTCTTAGATAAGTTTGAGCATGCATGTTCTATCTCGCTTAATAACGAGAAGGGTCATGATTATTATGCTGATATTGATAAGCACTGTAAAGATCTAGTCAAGGTTGACAATCATATTAAGACTGGTTGGGAATGGCTTGACAAGAAGCTTGGTGGTGGTTTCTTGCAAGATGGTAGAGCAATCTATGTCTTTGCAGGTGAGACTAACGTTGGTAAGAGTATCTTTTTGCAGAATCTTGCTGTTAATATTGCTAACCAGAACAAGAGTGTATTGATATTGTCTCTTGAGATGTCTGAGATGGCTTACTGTAAACGTATTTCATCTAATATTACTCAGATTCCGTTTAACGATTTGAGAACCAACGTAGATAGTCTCAAGCAGACTGTTATTAACAAGAAGCTTAACTTACCTAGTTCAAGAATCTTGGTTAAGGAGTTCCCACCTAATACTGTTACTCCTGGTCAAATGACTGCTTTTATTAAGAAGCTTCAGCAATCAGGATACAAGTTTGACGCAATTGTTATTGACTATTTGAACCTACTTAATGCTCCTAAAGGTGATAACTCTTATGAGCGTGTTAAGTATACTTCAGAGCAAGTTCGTGCAATGAGCTATGTTTTCAATTGCCCTATTATTACTGCTACTCAGTTGAATCGTAGTGGTTATAATCAAGAGAACCCTGGTCTTGAATCTATTAGTGAAAGTATTGGTACTGCTGCAACTGCTGACTGTGTGTTAGGTTTGTGGCAATTAGATGAGGATAAAGAGCTTGGTGTTATTAAAATGAGCTTGTTAAAGAACCGTTATGGTCCGAACTTCGGTACTGTTAACATGAAAATTAACTACCCAACTCTAACTCTTGAAGAGGATAATACATTGAATGCAGATGAAGAGATTGTAAATACGTCAGAGGCCTTAAAGGCTTTATCTGAAGAAATGACATGAAAAACGAATTATTAATTGTAAATCAAGATTTAGACGGAGCTGGTTGTTATACAGTTTACAACTGGTTTCATAAAACTAACCCACAGGCATTTTTTGTAACGCAAAAGAAAGCTCAAAGTATGATCAAAGGCTTCTTTGATCAGAACTCTCTCACCGATTTTAAACAAATAACGATTATTGGTCTAGATGTATCTGGATTCGAAACTTATTTAGATTGTAAAAATGTAGTTATAATTACTGCTCATAACAAGATGCAGGAATTGAAGTACAACTTTAAGCTAGCAACAGCTATCTCTAAGGTTGATGGGTCTTCTACTAGACTCGCATTTAACATTTATAAAAAGCTGTACCCAGACATTAAGCCAACAGAGCATCAAAAGTTGTTAATTGTACTAATTGACGACGCTGTTAGTAGAACCTATGCATTGAAACAATCAAAGCAATTAGAGACCTTGTATTGGAATTCCAAGTCTTTTGAAAGGGTATTTAATTTTTACTCTGATTTTAAGAATGGGTTCTTTCAATTCAACGAGTTTCAATTGAGACAAATAGAGTTTCACCAAAAGAAGTGTGACACTATTATTGACTCCTTGGCATTGTACCATACTAATTTGCCTATAGGTAACAAGAAGTATATTTTCTATGCTACATTTGCTGAAGGTTGTTTTCAAGAAGTAGCAGATCATTTGTTTAATAATTTTAATGCTGATATTGCTGCAGTCGTAAGCATGGAGTCTAGCAAGGTATATTTTAGACGTAGCAAAGTTTGTGATGCTAAACTAAATAAACTAGCCAAAACTTTATGTGATGGTGACGGCTATGAATATGCCGCCAGTGGTAGCCTAACAGATAAATTTGTAGAGTTTACAAAACTGTTAAAGCGCCACAAGAGCCAAATATGATGCAGCCTTACGAGAGCATATGCACAATCGAGACAAAGAACAACTTTTACAAAGCTTGTTCTTTTGTTTGTATGCTGAAAAATAAAAGATTGAATTATGCAAACATTCTCATTATACTCCTTCAAGAGAAAAAGCTAATCAGACTTTTTAAGAATCTGTGCAGCTTTTCTAATGATTATGAATGTATAAGATTCTTTTTAGAGTGTGATCCAAACATTTATAAATCTAAATATATTAAAAGGTTCTTAAAGAAGCATTATGATAACAACTATAGAAAAGAGAATTTATAATACTTTTCTAGCTATCTCCCGTAAAAAACAAAACAAACCATTTAAGCTCAGGCAGGATTTCGAAAAATTTGAAGAAGATGAAAAGTATCCTGCCATTAAAAAACTAGCTTATTTCTTCGAAAGATTTCCAAACATAGACATTAACGATTATTTTTTAGCTCCTTATGCTATCTACGTTAATGACGAAAATACATATTACGATCTTAACTTTTATCTTTCTCAGAAGGCAAGATCTGTATATACCTTGTATCTTAAAAAGAAGGAAAGCGTAGATATTGAATCAGAAGAAAATCTTAACAAATGTAAGGAATCTCTGATGTTTATCTATAAATATTGTAAGAACAAAGGCTGTTCTATAAACGAGTATTTGGATCAGAAAGACGAGAATGCTCTTTTGCCTGCCTTTGCTGTTCATTTAAAAAACAGAGACATTAACGTTTATGCGTTATTTGCCTTTGAAGACTTCGAGAATAAATTCTTTCAGATTCCTGCAGATTTGCTTGAGTTCATCTTTGGAAGTCTGTATAATGATTTCGCACAACTTAGACGGAAGTTTATGATGTCTGAGAAGTGCAAACAAGTCTGTAGATCAGGCTTGAAAATAATAGAAACAAAAAACTAGAAAAAACTAAAAATAGAAATATAATAAAAACGATATGAGTACATTCAATAAATCGATGTTCGAGTCAATTAAAGAAGAGTTGAACAAGTCCAAGGCTAAGTCCGGTCTCCGTGATATTCTTCGTACACCTCCTGGTCATACTTATACGGTGAGGCTTATTCCTAACATTCAAGATCCTAAGAAGACTTTTTTCCACTACTACAACTTTGGTTGGGAGTCTTATGCTACTGGTGAGTATGTTCAGTTTATTTCTCCTTCTACTTGGGGAGAGCGTGATCCTATCGCTGAAGGTCGTTTGAAGCTCTTGAAGCATGGTAGCCCTGAAGAGAAGGCTAAGGCTGAGAAGCTTCTTCGTCGTGAGAACTGGATTGTTAACGTTTATGTTATCAACGATACTAATGAACCTGATAATAACGGCAAGGTGAAGGTCTTGCGTTATGGTCGTCAG